AAGCCTCTATTACTCGCTTCAAGTTATGAGCGATACACAAGATAAGACTGATGCATATGCTGCACTAGATGCAGAAGATGTTGAGAATTATTTGGAGGACATTTTAAATGAAGAAATTACATGTGATTGTCAAGAATGAACCCTTACGAAAAACTACTAAACAGAAAGAGAAAGTGGACACCAGTCCAGACAACTGCCGGATCATGCAAGGCAGGAGCGGAAGAAGCGGTACATCGTGCTCTTGCGTTGCGACATATGGAACTACCTGTGGGAGATTTTATCCGTGATGGATTGGCTACCGACGTACCAACACTATCGAGGGAGTTATTGGAATCAAATGTCACCGACGAGGAAAATCACGACCTGGCACTTGGTTACATTGCCCATGCTTACGGGGTTAATGAAAAAGCTGAATCGGAAGCTTTGCGGCTCAGGGATGCTTGGGAAGCGCATCCAGATCACACGATCCTTAAGGCGATGGTTGCCGAGCGTGCAATTTTCTTCGTTCTTCTACCATTCTTTCGCGCTAATGGTGACGCTGGAATGCGAACGGTCAGTGCGGATATAAGCAGAGATGAACAAATCCACGTGGCTGCTAATAGTCTTGTGTGCAGGGAGTTGGGCCTTAGTGCCTCTCCTTCTCTTGATAAATTAAGGAAGGCAACTATCAATTGGGTAATGCAACCCCTCGGTAATAGTGCCGATAAATATTTGGATAAAAAATTTTGGCTGGATTCTAGTGATCGCTTGATGTATGAGGGTAAAGCTCCAGAGCTATCCTTTACCAAGGCAGCACGGATGCCAGCATTCTTTGAGCATAGTAATGTCAACCTCCCTCAGTACGCTTGAAGCTTTCGGAATGGAAGCTCGTGGGCTACTACATCAACTAGAGAATAATTTTCCGGTGAGTAATCCTTCGCCAGATGATTCAATAGAAAAGATTATGTACAGATCTGGTCAACGTAGCGTCGTTGAATGGATTCAAGAAAACTTGGAGACTTAGTATGTCGTTTCAAAAACAAGTTACAATTAATCCTGGCATCGATGAAAACAGAGTAGAACTTCTGTTTGACTTTGATGAACTTACTCTTCTCATGAATGATTTCCAGGGAGGGTTTAAAAACACAAAAAACGTTGAGCAAGTTAAAGGTAGAGTAAGGAAAGGGGGTGGCTTTGACTATGACGAAGTCGTCACCGCTGTTAGAGACTACGATTATTACCGAAGTAATAAATTGTGGGGAAGGATCGCAGATGAGCTAGACATTGATATGGATGATGATGACTTCAATGATGAAAGTCTAAGTGAAATGTATTCATTTGCTTATGATCAAAATGAACAGTATGAAAATCCTACCTTTGACGATTCTACAATAGAGTTTGAACCTTACCTTATTGATGAGGACAACAACCCAGAGACTCCTGGTGTTACTCCTTTAATGGATATTTCATATTCCAATAAATATAGCGATGCAGAGAAAGCTAAAAAGCATGCATTTGGCGGAACACAATATAAAATAGGGGATAGCATGTCTTTAAATTTTGATGAATTGCTGGCTAATTATTCTCCTTTGCCGTCTTCATCGGGTAATCCAGAGGACTCTAACTTTAACGGTAATCAAAATTCTTTATACAAATAACAAGGAGAAAAATTAATGAGCATTTTCGATAAATACTCTAGAGTATGGAATGATGGGAAGCGTGGATTTGGTAAGGAATCTTTTAATGCTGCCAAGGCTGCTGGTATTAGTAACAGTCAACTAGCAAGTGGATTAGCTGGCCTGAGAATAGGCAAGATTGCACAACAAAGTATTAGTGCTGGTACGGGTGCTTCACCATACTTTTCTAAGTATGCAACCATTTGGGATGACAATCAACTCGGCTTTGGCAAGGAAGCTTACAATTCAGCTATAGGTCAAGGTGTAACAAACGCGCAACTTTCTGCTGGGTTGAGTGGTTATCGGGTGGGTAGAATTGCCACAGACCGTATTAAAACTGGAATGGAGCGTGAGAAAACAAGCGTTGCTCCTGCCGCAATGCCTCAACGTGAAACTCCAGTGATACCAGATCCAAAAACATTGACTACAGAAGGTAGTGCTGTTGGAGGTACTGCAGCAGGTGTCAAAATTAAACGTTCAAAAGCATCTAAAGGCGGTAAAAATGCTAAAGGTACTCGTTCACTTTCTCGCTCACAACGTAATTCCGCAATGAAAATCAGTAATCTAAATCTCACATGAATGCAAAAAAACGCTATGACGGTTTATCCTCGCAGCGTTCCCAGTTTCTAAACGTAGCAGAAAAGTCAGGCAGACTTACTCTTCCTTATTTGATTAGAGGTGAAGAAGATCCAACCGGTGGCATGAGAAATCTCAAGACACCGTGGCAATCAGTTGGTGCAAAGGGTGTAGTAACTCTTGCTAGTAAACTAATGCTTGCACTTCTACCTCCACAGACTAGCTTCTTTAAGCTACAAATGGATGATCAAATGTTGGCAGAGTTTGGTACTGATCCTGCACTTAAGTCAGAGTTAGATCTTTCCTTTGCAAAGATTGAGCGTACCATTCTTGAATCCATTGCTGCTTCTGATGATCGAGTTGTCGTTCATCAGGCACTTAAGCATTTGGTAGTAACTGGTAACGCCCTTATCTTTATGGGTAAAAAGAATCTAAAACTCTATCCACTTAATCGCTATGTTATAGAACGTGATGGGAACGGAAACGTAATTGAAATCGTCACCAAAGAACGTATTAGCAAGCTACTCATAAAAGATCTGCTTCCAAAGGAAGAGCCTCAATCAGTAGCTGAAGACTATAATAGTCACGATAAAGAATGTGATATCTACACACATGTTAAACGAGATAATAATCGTTTTGTGTGGCACCAGGAAGTCTACGGAAAAATTATTCCTGGTTCACAAGGCAAGTCACCATTGGATACTAATCCTTGGATTGCTCTGCGCTTCAATACTGTTGATTCCGAACCTTATGGAAGAGGCAGGGTCGAAGAGTTTATGGGTGATATCCAAGCAATGGAAGCCCTCACTCAGGCACTTGTAGAAGGATCTAGTGCAGCTGCAAAAGTTGTGTTTACTGTTTCACCTTCAAGTACAACTAAGCCAGCGACACTGGCTGCAGCAGGTAACGGTGCAATCATTCAAGGTAGACCGGACGATATCGGGGTGGTTCAAGTGGGCAAAACTGCCGACTTTGCTACTGCATTTCAGATGGCTCAAACACTTGAACGTCGTATCTCTGAAGCTTTCCTTATTCTTTCAGTACGTCAGTCAGAACGCACAACTGCCGAAGAAGTTAGGATGACTCAGATGGAGCTGGAACAGCAACTCGGCGGATTATTCAGCCTACTAACTGTTGATTTCTTAGTTCCTTATCTTAATCGTAAGCTTGCTGTGTTCCAACGAACCGGAGAGATTCCAAAAATTCCTAAGGGGATTGTTAAACCTACCATTGTTGCTGGTATCAATGCATTAGGTCGCGGCCAAGACAGAGAAAGTCTAGGTCAGTTCATGACTACTATTGCACAGACCATTGGTCCTGAAGCTCTTACACGTTACATCAATCCAGAAGAAGTTATCAAGCGTCTAGCAGCTTCTCAAGGTATTGATGTTCTTAATCTTGTCAAGACACAGGAACAAATGCAGCAAGAAATGCAGCAACAGATGCAGCAAGAGCAAGGTATGGAACTTACTAAACAGGCTGGGCAACTCAGTGCTGTTGAGCAGAAAGCTGCTGAAGCACAAATGAATGCACAAGAGCAGCAACCACCACAATAACAATTAAATGACTACACTTACATATGATGGAGCTGAATCAGCACCTGGCGAACTTTCTGCAGAAGAGCAAGACTCACTGCAAGTAGGTGAGCAAATGATGGCAGAGCAAGAGTCTCTGCTAGCTGGTAAGTTTCAAAACCCTGAAGCTTTAGAACAAGCTTATCTAGAACTACAATCTAAATTAGGTTCAGGTAATAATAATCCTGACGAATCCACTGAAGAAGATGCAGCTGAATATAATGAAACTGATACTAGCTTCTTAGACGCTCTATGGGATGAAGCAAGTTTAGATAATATATCTGATGAAACTATGTCAACTCTTTCAGAGATGAATAGTACTGAGCTTGCAAACATGTATCTAGAGTATAGAAATAATGTAGAGCAACAGTCCACGACAACTGACCTTTCAGATGATGATATTTCTTCTATCCATGAATCAGTAGGTGGACCTAATGAATACGGAGCAATGATGGGATGGGCACAGGAGAACCTTTCTGAACAAGAGATCGAAATGTATGACTCTGTTATGGATCGTGGGGACCCTGCCTCTGCTTTCTTTGCCGCGCAAGCTTTGCGTTTTAGGTATAACGAAACCGTAGGAACAGATGGTCAAATGTTGACAGGTAATGCATCCTTTGACAACTCTGAAAGTTTCCGTAGTCAGGCTGAACTTGTTAATGCAATGAATGATCCTCGCTACGACAACGATCCAGCTTATCGAAATGACGTTCTACAAAAACTAGATCGTTCTGATATCAATTTTTAAACCACTAACTATTTAAACTAATGAAAATTCTTACACTTATTCCAGCAGCTATCTTTGCTGCAACTCCTGCACTTGCTGGTCCCTTCGTCAACGTTGAGAACAACGCTGGCTTTAGTGGTTCTAACTTCAATGGTCATGCCACTGACTTCCACCTAGGTTATGAGAACAGTGCTGCATTCGGTTCGTACTACGTACAGGCTGGTCCTACTATTTTCGCACCTGATGGAGGCGAAGAAGAGACTCGTCTGACTGGTAAAGTCGGCGGCTCTATTCAAGCAAGCGATCGGGTTT